GTCATCACCCCTCCGGTCAATTCCGTTGAATCACTGACCTCCGGTGCAGTTTCGCCTTTCCACCAGTTCATCAACCTGTCTGCTATTTTTCTTAATGGGTTCATTCTTTCTCACCGCCTTTCCCCATGTATTTCTCATACATTTCAAGCCACTCATTCACGACCTCATTTGTGTCCGGCTTATACTCCTCTTTCATTGCTGCTTTCCATGCGTCGATGATTGCGTCAATCGGGTCGATTCTGTCCTCGTCGAGTGCCTTGTCGATTTTGATTTCACCGTAACTGTTCGAGATAGTCTTTGCATTTGCAATCGACCACGTCAGCAGTTCATCGAACGGAACAACCTTGCCTTTTCCGACTTCTGTTCCCTCAATCACGACGTTTCCTGCTTTTATCTCCAGTCTGAAATCAACTGTTGCGTCATTGAGTTCCTTTGCTGTCTGTGTAATTGCCACAGAATCGAATCCCAGTGCCTCAAGGTCTGACAGGAACGCAGATGCGTTGTGCGGGTCATAACACACAAGTTGAGGTTTCAAATCATTCTGTTTGATTAAATCCTCAAGGTACTTGATGATGTACTTGTAATCTGTCTTTATTCCTCCCAGTGTCTCCGTGACTGTCACGAGACCTTTTGAAATCCATACATCATACGGAACTTTGTCCGTCTTGATATGCTCGTCCACTCTGCTCGCAGGGATGAATGAATGAGTATGCACAAAATACTTTTTCACACCGTCAACCATGTACGGGATGACGATTGCGATGGATGTCAAGTCGCCTCCGGACGACAGGTCAACTCCGACATAGCACTTTGAGCCTCTGAAATCCTTGAGCGTTCGCAATGCTGCACATCGTTTCCATTCCTTGATGTCCTTGATATACAGTGCGTTTGACCACTGCATCCACATATTCAACTGCTTAACTAGGAAATCTCGCAAATCTTCCCCGCCCATATCACGGGCAGTGTTCGCAATCGGAACGAGATTCTCCAGTGCATCCTCGTCATATTCGAGAATCGGGTTTGCTTTTATCCAGTTCTCTTTTTTGTATAGGTCATCCGCTGTGTCCAACTGTGCTATATACACGAACTGACTGTCGTTCTCAAACACACCTTTCAGCAGATTGCAGCAATACTCATATAACTTGTAGCAAGGCGATTTCAAATCGAACCCTGCTGTTGTTATGACGGAGATCAGTGCGGATTTTAATTTCTTAATACCGCCCTCAAGCAGTTTGTACATCTGATTTGTCTTGTGAGCGTGGTATTCGTCAACGATTCCCAAATATGCACGGTGTCCGTCCAGTGACTTGGTGTCTCCGGATAATGCCTTGATTTCCGAATGTGTACAGAGACAATCTATCGTGTGATTATGCTCATGCACCTTGAACCACTCTGACAAATCCTCGTCGGAATTGATGAATTTTACAATTTCATCAAAAACAATGTTCGCTTGGTCTTGTTTTGTCGCAGTACAAAAGATTTTTCCGTATTTGTACCCGTCAAAATTGCCATAGTAACACGCTAAAATTCCGTTGATGAACGATTTTCCGTTCTGTCTGCCTAACTGCACATAGGACGTTCTGAACCGTCTGTGACCCTTTTCTTTCGTCCTCCACCCGTTCAATGACCCCAAAATGAAACACTGGAACGGGTACGCTGTCACATTCTCCTGTTCGTCACCCTCTGCGATCGTTAATTCTTCCGCAAAATTGATGATTTCCTCGGACTTTTCAACGTCGAAATAGAATCTGTATGGTGCTGCTTTTGCTTTTTCAAGGTCGTCAAGATGCCTTTGACATGCCAGTTTGACATATTCACCTGCAACGATGACACCTGCAACGACATCAAGAGCGTATTGTGTGCAACGGTCGGTCACTGTTGCCCCTGCTGTCATTTATGAACTCGCATACTTGGCGAATTTGTTCTCCGGTTTTGTTTCCTTTGCTTTCGGAACTACCAACCGACACCGACTGCTGACCGTCATTCCGAAATCCGATGCCCCCTGCCGACACTGTTTCATGCAGCGGTCTTGTATAATCATGAGACGCTCTCTCTCACCGTTCACAACCTCTCGTGTTCCGACCTGTACACGTTCCTTTTCTCCTGTGTCCGGATTCTCCTGCATCTCATAGACCGGAACATCTACCATCAACGGAGTTTCTCTGATTTTGTCCGTTATCTCGATGTATTGGTCTTGTGCAATCAGTAATCTCGCCAGTGCATCACAATCCACATTCGCAATGAGTTTGATTTCAAGCAATTCTTTTGACAATTTCCGGAATTTCTTTTTCTGTTCCGGTGTCAAATATGCCGGAGGCTTGACTTTGTCGTTCGGGGCGACCACCTCTGCATTTTTTCTCGCCTCAATCTCTGCTTTTGTGAGGTGTTTTTTTCCTTTCATGACCACCAAATCGGTCGGTTGTCTCTGTCCTGCCATGCAGCATCAACCCCCTTTCCGTCCAGTGTTCACGAGTTTCGTGTCACATTCTGACACCCTTTCGTCACTCCCCTGCGTCTTGATTTTCTCGTGGGGAGTTTTCTCCAAAGAAAAGAGGGGGTGCGACTAAGAAACGGTCACATAAAACTTTTTCATATCCCCCTGCCTCTTTGAAATGGTAATCAATCAGCGACCTCAACTGTGTCTGTGTTGCTTTCATGCTTGCATTGCTCTGTTTATATAGTGCTGTGATTGTGTTGTGTGTCCGATGGCTCAAGGGTATCAAGTTCAATGGGTTCAACCTCTGCTCCCAGTCCTCCTCAAGTTCTATGATGTGGTGGATTGGGTCTGAATCTTTCAGTGTTATCAACTGGTGTTCAACATACAGAGCATATATATCCACATACTCATACACACTCATGATGACAGGTCTCAACTCCCGCCATTCCTTTGACAGATAGAACTCTGCTGCTCGTGGGTCTCTGCGTGTATTGTTATATGTCACATGCCTTGACTGCTGCCTTGCCTCGCACTGCTCGCACATGGTCAATGCCTGTGGGATAAGGCGACCGCATCCCTTACATGCTTTCAATAACACACTGCTCACTCCTCTCTGTCCATCGGTCTCCTGCTGCCTCTCATGCCTTTCAAGAGGCGGGCATACATCGCACATGATAGTGTCCTGCTGCCCGCATATAACAGGAGGGCAAACAGGCAAGAAAAAAGCGACTGCATCTCTGCAATCGCTCACTCAACTGTTCACGTTATCATATTAGCACGTTTATATTTGCTTTTGTTCACCCACTTTTTACCCCCGAAATCACCCTCATTTCACCCCGTTTTCACTCTCATTTCACTCCGATTTTGTCATTTTCGATTGCTTTTGCACCGAATAATTTGATTGATAGACGTTCTGTCATTGATCTGCACCACTTTTTCGGTGAGTTCTTTCCGCATCCTGTCTCCCTCACAATATCCTCGTATGACTTGCCTTTGATATATACTGCCTCAAGTGCGTCGTACTTGTACCCCTCACCTGCTGCCTCTGCATCCTCTTTCAGCGATGCAAGAGCCTTTTTCATGTGCTCGAACAGAATGACCGTCTCTGCCTTACACTCTCTGATGGACTGGAGGAACGCTTTCTCTGCCGAAATGTTATATCTTGATACATCGTCAATCTGTGATACTTCCGAAATTGCATCCTTGATATATCGCTCTATTTCCCGATAATTCTCAAGATATACCTGTGTTTTCTGAATTGCTGTCATTTCTTTTTCTGTCTCCACGTCGTTTTCCTCCTTTTGACCTTTTCAGAGGCAATCCATGATATTTCCTCCAATTATTCGACTTTTCCTGCCTCCTCAGTCTGTATATGCTCTCAAATGCGGTCAATGCCTCTTTTACACTGATTCCCACTTTCAAAAGAGCATCTTGCAGGTTTTCTCCTCCTGCTGCCTTGATTTTCTCCGGATGCTCCGGAGATTCCGTCTTTTTCAAGACCGTTGCTGCCTCTGCTGCCTGTTCGATGATTTCAGACACCTCTTTCTCTGTCTTTCCCGCTGCCCGCAGTTTTGAAATGACGTTTTTCACCTTTTCCACGAATCCCATGTCTCCATCCTCCTCCGCACCTAATTGAAAGGGAGTTCTTCGTCGATTCCGTCCGGAATATTCATAAAACCGTCACCTGCATCCGAATACCCTCCGTTGTTCCCGTCCTGCTGCCCTGCTGCTTTCTTACTCTCTGCAAATTCCTGTTCCTCGACAATCACGTCCGTTGTATAGACCTTTTGACCGTCTCTGTTCGTATATGACCCCGTCTGAATCCGTCCAGTGACAACCACTTTCGTTCCCTGCTTGAGATATTTTTCTGCGAACTCTCCATCTCGTCCAAACGCAACGCAGGAAATGAAATCCGCTGACTGTTGCCCGTCTTTTGCTCCTCTGCGGTCAACCGCAAGTGTGTATCGTGCGATCGCCATTTCCTCCTGTGAATTATTCCTCGGTGAATATCTGACATTCGGGTCTCTCGTGAGACGACCCATCAAAATGACCTTGTTCATCCGTTTTCCCTCTCTTTCTGCAAAATATACTCATTCTGTGCTTTCTGCAATTCCGTGATGCCCTTTTTGAACTGTGCATCATCTCCATTCATGCAGATTTCAAACAATTCCTCGTATCTGTCAATATTCTCGGAGATGAACGCTGCCTCTGTCTTTGAACGTCTCTGCGTGAGGAACATTCCTTTGATTGTCTCTCTCATGGTCTCGCAGTTCTGTCTCTCCTCCTCCGTTTCCGGAGGAGTTTCTTTCAGCATCTTATCGACAACCCTGTCCACCGCATCCGCAATCTGTTCTTTCCATCCGGATGACGCTTTTTCATCAATGAGTTGTGACTGGATGTCCTCAAACGATGCTCCCGCTGCTGCTCCCGTGATTCTGATGTCCTTTTTCCCTTTTGCTGCAATCAGAATCAAATCATCGTCATACGCTGCCATGTAATAGTCGAATTTTGCATTGAAATTCTCTTTCGGATTGATGATGACCTCCGGTTCACTGCTGCCCTCTGTCTGAATCATTACACCGATATATTTCTGACCTGTTCCCTTTGCCTCGATGAATAATGCTTTTAATTGTCCTTTTTTCAATTTCCTGTTCCTCCCATAGTCAGCAGCCTCTCAAATAACTGCTCATATAGTGCCTTGAATGTGTCACGCTCGGTCTGAACTTTGATGATGTCCTCTGATTGTCTGCTTGCATCAACTTTCCTGTTCTCCTCGACATACACTGCTGCATCCTGTTCAATTTCTGCGATTCTGTCATCACATTCCTGCTGTAACGTCTCAATTTCCCTTTTTAGGCTGTCGATTTCCTCCTGCTGTTTTTTGATTGTCTCGTTGTACTGCTTATGTGATTTTGAATCCCCGTCTAATTGCAGAGAAATCATGAGGGCGATGTCAATGTTTTTCATTTCCTGCTCTGATACCTGCCCGATGTAGTTATTCACACGCTCGACCGATACTGATGTGACTTGTTCACAAAGGACTGTTGAAACTCGTCCGGTGCTGCGTATTGTCACATGTGTCGGTAGTTCTGTTTTTGGTTGTGTGGTCAAATATGCCACCTCAATGATTCCGGAGTGTTTGTTGTTCTCGTCATTACTCACTACAACCGCAGGTCTGTCCGCATATTGCTCACTTCCGCAAGATGCCCCCCCTCGTGCGATGTAGAATATTTCTCCTCGTCTGATTTCATTCATCTTGTTTCCTCCTCTACAATGTATTTTGCAATCTGTTTTTCGTCATACAAATCGTATCTCTCTTTTTTTCCTGTCGCTATTCTTGACTGTTGTCCGAACCCCACTGCAATGTCGCATCTTATTCCATCCATCACAAAACTTTTCGGAACATATTTAACAAGTACATTTTCTGTCTGCACCTCTGCTTTTATCGTGTGCAGGTCTGCAATTACCGGAGTTTTATCCCTCAAAATTTCATATAGACACGCTGCTCTTTCGATTGCCTCTCTTTTTGTTCCTGTCCTAATGTATATCGTTTTCATTTCCTTGTTCTCCTCCGTCCACATGTAGTCTCTTTCTTTTGAATCTGTGACATGCCTGTTCCTCACAATAGTGGTTTAGTGTGTCATGAGAACATGCAGACATTCCATCCGGTGAAACATTCACCCTGTCGAAATATTCGCACTGGTCGCAGAAACGATATGCCTCATGCACACTCAAAACGCAATATCCGTCCTCAAGTGCAGATGACGACTTTTCATCGTCCATGTATGAAATAAACATTTCAAGAGTTCGTCCTGTTGCTTTTCCCTCTGCAAATTCTCCGATTGTGATTTCCTGTCCTTTTTTGAAACCGTCATTTTTTGTTATGATGTACTGCTGCTCACCGTTGACCACTCTCTCGAATCCATCCACTGACATTCTGATGAACTTCTTTTTGTCAGATTCGTCACTCGGCAAATTCTGCATTTTCTTGTCATCCTCCATCTCACGGAGTTTCTTTGCTGTCTCTTTGTCGATTCTGTCCTGTTCCTCTGAATATCTCTGCTCGTCCGTCTTGTATGCCTCTACCCTGTTTTTGTACTGGTCGCACTTTGTACATGTTCCGGATTTCACATTGCATGTCTCGTATTCCGTGCATGAATAGCAGATTGATGTGATTCCCTCCGGATGTGGTGTTTGATAGTCCTCACCTGCTGCCGGATTCTCCTCCAGAGGATTCATGCTGATTTCTGCGTCCTGCTGCCCTGCTGTGTCTGATTCTGACACGGTGTCCTGCTGCCCTGCTGCATCCTGCTCCTGTTCCGGTTTCTGCGGTGATTTCATGTCCTTAATTTCCGTATAGGACAATTCTCCGTTTTCCTTGTACTTTGCAAGTGCCTCCTGCTGCATCTCCGGAGACATCCCACTCAACTCATACGCTGCGGAGAATGTGAGACGCTCGTTGTTGAGTTCCTCCCGAAACTCCGGAATCAGATTGTTGTTGACGCTCTCAATCTGTGCGATCTTGGTCTTTGACATCTTGAGCATTGATGCGATAACATCACGGAGGCGACCGGACTGGAGGTCATATCCTTTGATTTTCTTTCCATCCGTTTTCATACGCTCAAGACACGCTTTGAGACGCTGTTCCTCCTCGATGACATCCTTGAGAGACTTTGTCCGGTATGCGTTTGCGATGATGATTTCCACCTGCTCCTCGTCCTCGTCCTGCGGTGTGGTCAGTTTGCAGGTCGCAATCTCAAATTCTTTATATCCCTGCTTGACAAGGTACTTGAGTGCAAGCCACCGTCTCTCACCTGCGACGATTCTATATTCACCCTGCTCACTCGGCTCAAATACAACCTCAAGATTCTGCTTGAGACCATACATGAGGATGTCTCCTGCAAGTTCCTCAATACCTGGCAAATAGTAGAAATTGAGTTTGTTCCGGTACATCTTGAAAATCGAAATGTCCTTTGTCCGGAATCTCGCTCTCGGTGATTCGTCAACTCCTGCCTTACTGTTCTTGTTCAGTGCGTCCATGACGCTGAATCCTGTTGCCATGTTCTTTCCTCCTGTTTTCTCCCGTCAGTGCGGTCACGATTTCTTTGTATTCCATTTCACACTCGAAAATCTGTGCGTCGAGTGCGTCCAGTCTCTTGTATAACTGGTTTTCAATGCTTTTCGGTACTTTCTCGCCATTCCGCAGCAATATACCGATTATCTGATATTTGCTCTTGCAGGTCAGTTCCGTCAAAATCTGAATCTGTTGCTTTTGATTCTCTGCTCTCCGGAATGACCCACATATCTCTCTTTCGGTCACACGCATCCGCTCCCCTATTCTGTTAATTTCTGCTTTTTGGTCTCTGTACGCTCGACGTTTATCTCGCCTTTGCTATTCTGTGATATAGATGCTTTGACCCCCCCCTCGGAGGTGCAGAGTGACCTTTGCCAGTCCTCCGGTGTATATCTCCTCAACTGCTGCCTTGAGAATGTTCACGATGCCCTCACTGCATCTCTTTTCCGGTGCTGCTGCCTCTCCGAACAATGCAGCGACGTTCTGCATCGCCTTTTCTTTCCTCTGTTTCTCTTTCTGATACTCAACCGCCTGTTCGCAGGTGCAGGACATTGTCGCCTGTTCCTCTGCCTGTGGCTGTGTCAATTTTTCCTCGCTGTCAATCTGCACCATCTGTCCGCAGAATCGACACGGTGCTGTGTTGATAATGTTTCCCATGTTCAATCCTCTCTTTCTGTCGCTCTCATGCGACCTCTTGCAAAATTATCTTTCTGAATATGCTCTCAAATATCGGAACTGCGATGCTGTTCCCTGCTTGGTCATATAAAGCCTTGTAATATTTCCCGTTTCTCTCTTGAACTGCTTTCGCCCTGTCAAAATCCTCGTCTGTATATCCCATCAATCTCCAACACTCACGCTCTGTCAAATACCGATACCGTCCATCTCCTCGGTCGATGACCTGTGCAGGTGTCCGGTCTTGCCTTGTTGTGATTGTATATGCACAATCTTTGATGACCGTCGCTCTCCGGATTCCTTTTTCTCCGATACATGCAAGGACGGACGGTTGTGTCACATCGTAGATGTCCGGAACGTCATCCTCAAGGAACTCTTGCAGGTTTCGCATCGGTGTCCTTATGAGGTCATCGAACTCAAATTTTTGACCATTCAGAACAGAAATCGTGAACACTCTTTCTCTCGCCTGTGGCAATCCGAACTCTCTTGCATCTAAAACCGCATAATTATTCGTGTACCCCAGTTTTTCCATCTCGACCATGTATCTGTCGAAATTCGGTCTCATATACTTTGATTTCACATTCTTCACGTTTTCCCATATCACATAACGAGGTCGCCATTCTCCCATATTCTCAATGATATGTATTGTCTCCCACATGAGAGAGGAACGTGTTCCGCTCCCCTCGTCTGAACCTTTCCCTCTGTTGATTCTTCCGTCTCCTGTCGCTTTCCCTTGATGTCCTGCGATGCTCATGTCTTGACAAGGTGAACCATGAATCAAAATATCCGGTTTCAGATTCCATCCGACGACCGTCTGTGTTTTATATTCTAATTCCTCACGGAACATCGAATTGTATGACCGGACTGCTTTTTCATTGATCTCCACATAGTCGATTGCTTTTGTTGGGATGTTCAAATTTCTCAAGGCACATCGAGGCGAACCAATTCCCCCGAATAATTCAAGAATCTGTATTGTATCGTTCATGTCCTGCTGCCTCCTGTTCCTTTGTCACTAAATCCGGACATTCACGACAGTCTTGACCGTTCTCCTCGCACTGTTCCTGTTCGTGTTCCGTCACATCCTCCATGTCTTTTCCGTACCATCTGCAAAAACCGCTCATGTTCAAATCTCCTCTCTAATCAAAATCAACGAATTGTTCCGCTTTGAATCGGTCTCCCATATCCATGAAATAACCGTATAAAAACTCTTTCTGTTGCTTTGTCAGATTTTTCATGTTTGTCACTATATATCCGGTATATCCGGATGGATTGTGAATCAAGCAATATCCCTTTACCTCTGATAGAAAATCTCTCATGAGATGGTTAATTTCATTTCCTCTATTTTCTTTCACCCAGTTCCAATATTCCTCCGTGAACCCTTTTTCCTCACAGATTTGTTCTGCTGATTCCTCATGAGTTCCGAACGGTGATTCAGTGAAAACTCCTGTCGGAGACAACCACCCGAACTCTTTTTCCTCCTTGTCCTGCTGCCCTGCTGCGTCCTGCTCCTGCTGCATCTGTGGCATTATTCCATTGTTGAAATTTTCAAGATGCTTTGAAAACTTTTCCATGTTCATCTCACGCTCAATGATTTCCTCGTATTTCAGAGGTTTTCCCTCTTTCCCGTCCTTGAGCATGACCATCCGGCACGTTCCCCATTCCATCTCACTGAATCCCAAATCGTAGCACTCCATCACATAAAACAATCCCGTTTTCAAATCCGGATTCATGCGAATCTCGACCATGTCAATGAAATTTTTATTGTCCAGTGCATCCCATACAATGTGAAAGTAATATGCAAAACCTTTTTCAAACGATTTGCACTTTCCCGAACCGTCAAGTGTTATGCAGGTGTCGCATCCTCCATTAGTGTGATGTTTGCATGAGCTGTTGTTGCATGTGATTTTTCTCTTTCCCACGCTCACCCCTCCATTTCCTTGAGTAACTCATGAACCACATTGCGATAGTCCTGTGACACGATGCAGTTCTTTGAAAACTGTGGGAGGACTGCCATTCTCATGGATGCCTTTTCCGCTACAATCGACCGACGAATCGGTGTGACGAACATGTCAAATCCGGAACTGGTTTTCATCCACTCCTCAAAATCCAGTGATGTCTTGTTTTTCTGTCTCATTGTCACAAGACCCTTGATTCGGAGTTCCGGATTGATTTCCCGCAGGTCGTCAACCTGCTCCTGCAAATTGTGAATCGCCTCGTTTTCATATCCTCCGACCTTTACGGGTGCAATGACGAGTTCTGCTGCCAGTAGAATGTTGATGACCACCATATCAAGCAGACGACCGCAATCACAAATGCAATAGTCGTATGCCTCGGATATTTCCTCCAGTGCATCCCGCAGCCTCGTGACTTGATTTGCCTCCTGCTTGAGCAGCAGTTTCATGTCTGTCTGCATGAGATACCCGTTTGCAGGAATGATGTCAATGTGACTGTACTGTGTGGGTCTTATCAAGTCCGTTGTCCGGTATGACCCGCCCACACTCACATGACGCTCAAGCAGTTCACTCATTCCTGTTCCCTCCGGCTCGTATGCCTCGAATGTTTTGGATGTATCGCCCTGCGGGTCTCCGTCGAGAATGAGAACACGTTTCTCCTGCTCCTCTCCCAACATGTAGGCGATTGCATCCGATGTCGTTGTCTTTCCGATTCCACCTTTTGGTGACATAACTGCAATAATTCTCATTTTTTGTTCCTCCTGTTATCCTCTTGTTACCTGTTACATGAAACCTCTGTCGTCCGGCTGTCTCCATCCGCAGCGGTGCAGGTGCATCCCCTCGCCCACCTTATAGAGTGTATATGTGAACCCTGCTCCCAGTGCTATGACGACGACTGCTGCCACAATGATGATTTTCCTCATGTCCTCACCTCCCCGCTATATCGTGATTGTGTGGTATATACACAACTGCAAATCTCTGAAAGAATAGTCCGGTGTTTCCTCCGGTTTCATCGGTGCAATGAGACCCCGTTCCTTGTATTTCCTGTGAGTGATCTCCGGAATTGCTCGGAATCTCTTGACCTCTGCATCTCCTATCTGTGCGACAATGTCCTTGTCAACCTCCATGTTTGCGAAATACTGGTTGTATATCTCCTCACCGTCCTTGATGACCCGAACCCTGTCCGGACTTTCAAGCAACGTCATAACATCCTTGACCGTCATCCTGCTGCACCTCCTCATTTCTTTCTCGGTTTGCTCTCTTTGATTTCCCCATTCTTGAGGATGCTGTTGTTCGGTATATCCATGACCATCTTTTCGATTGCGTCCTGCTTTCCACTCGCTCGCCCCATCACAATCATGACATCGTTCATCCTCCAACTATTGAGAGATAAATATTTCTTGATGACCTCGATTGCCTCCTCTGCGGAGTAGCAGGTCGCCACGAAATGACCTGCCTCTGCCATGTCTTTGAGGAACTCTTTCTGTGATACCTGCTGCCTGTTGTCTCCGAACTTCATCTCGATGTATAGTCCGCAATAAATTCCTTTCGGATATGGCAAGCAAAGGTCGCTCACTCCCGCCTTGACACCCATCTGTTTGAGTTTGACCGCCTCCTGCTTGTTCCTGCTGCCTCCGTTCGGTACATGATGCAGCCATTTCAATTCCGGATAACGATTCACATTCCAGTTCGCCCACGACACGACATTGATTTGCTCCGTGTCCTCACTTCTCATTGCATATCTCATGTTCATTCTCTTTCACCTCTTTCCTGCTGCCTGTCTCCTGCTTGCACATGTCATAATATTCACAGAACAGACACACATGTCTGCAATCCTTGACCCTCAACATGTGCAGAATCCTCTCAATCACCTGCATCCCGCTCCAGTTCCTCCTCAATTTCTTTCATCCGGCTCATGATGGTCTGATTGTACTCATACACATAGATTCCGTTTTTCCATAGGTGTTGTTTTGCTCCCTGCTCCCCGTAGTTATACGCTGCAAGTGCATCTTGAATCGTTCCGTATCTCTCAATCAGTTCCGACAGGTAATCAATCCCGACAAGTACGTTCTGATATGGGTTCGTGAGGTCTGTGACGTTCAGACGCTCCATCCTGTCTCTGTGGCACTCCTCATATATCTGCATGTACCCGATAGAATGACCATCGTCACCAACCTTGTCGAATTTATATCCGGATTCTTTCTCAATCAGAGCGACCACAAGGTCATATCTGACCCCGTACTGCTTGCAGACGCAATATGTATATACCTGCATCTTTTCCGGAAAATAGCCACCTGTCCGACTGTATTCCTCCGGTATCTCATAGAGCACGAATCCATCCTCCTCGCCTCCCCAGTCTGCCGACATGGTGTCAAATACTGCATACTTGTCCGGTTCTGTGTCCTGCTCCTGCTGCCATGTTCGCACCTGCTCAAGCATTGCATTTTGTCCGGATGCCTCTCTTTTCTCGTCGATTCTCTGCATCCGTGCATTGAACTCCTGCGACTGCTGCTCATACTCCTCAAATTCCTTGTCATCTCGCATGACAGAGCGTGTCAGACCTATGCTCACAGCGATCGCCAGTAATACCATCACCGCAATATATGTCCGTTCCCGTCTCCTCCTGCTCATTCTTCTCTTTCTTTTTACTTTCATTGCTGCCTCCGTTTCCTCATTCTCGCCCGTATGTAGAACATTGAGTTGAAATCGTTGTAATAGATTCCCGCATCCGTAAAATCAAAATCCGGATACCATTTCAACATCTGCTCACGAACCTGCTCATGTCCTTTTCTCATGGTCTCGACGTATGTTCCGATTTTCTTATATCCTCCGGCTTTTGCTGTCGGTCTCTTGGAATGAACCACCTTGATGTCGGGGGCTCTCAATCCCTGTGAGGAGTTCCACCGTTTCTCCGATTTCACCCTGTTCTTTTCCTCGACGATATACTTTGCCATTCCTGTCAAACCGTTCTCGTCCTTTTGCAGCCTCCGAACCTCGTTCCTGCTGCTCTGTTTCCAACATCCCTCAACCACATCCATGTCCATGTCGCCATCCATGACAATGTGATGATGCCACCGGATTTCCTCTGTCGGATTGTAGGCGGTCACATAGACATATCTTGCGTTCGGGAGACCCCTTTTCTTTCTCTGATAATTCACCCGTCGGATGAATTTCTGCACGTTCTTGATTGCTGCGTCGATGTCTCCGTCTGGAGGGAGATGCTCATTGTCGTATGTAAACGTGAGCCACAAATCCCTGTCCGTGAAATTCTCATTGATAAGACGCTCCACATATTTCCTTGCGTTCTTGTCATTCAGATTCCTTTGAGCCTTGTCATTGTCCTTTTTGATACTCCGACCCTCCGGAGGTACTTCATCCATTTTCTTGAACTGTGGATATATCTCAACCTCGAACTGGTCTCCTGCTCGTATCTCCTTGAGTGCATATACAACCTTTTTCCCATGCTTGAACATCTGCTCAACAAAAAACTCATTCATGTCCTCAAGGCTCTTGTTGTATGCTGCCTCATAGTCATACGGGATGAACGTCATCCCTTTCTTTCTCTTTGCCATTCTGACACCGTTCCTCCTGCTGCCCTTATATATACTTTTCAACGACTTGTTACTATCCATCACAAGGTCGTCAAAAGGGTCTGAAACCCTTTGAATCACGGGGTTTCCCCCGCTTTTTCATGCTTGCAATATGGTGTCAGATTTGCTATAATATTTTTAGGTTTTGAGCGTCTGACACAGACTGCTAAACGGGAGACCGCTGCAACGGTCTCCTTTCTTTTTGCTCTTTTTTCTCATGCTCTGCATATTCATTTTTTAGGTGTATTCCTCGTAAATCGCCCCCTCCGTATCAAACACAAGTCATCCTCACGCTGTTGCAACCGCTGTCTTTCCCTGCTGCTCCCATTTCTGACGTTCCTCCTGTTTTCCTGCCATATATCCGGCAATATAGGACTTGTCAACGTCATCCATCTGTGTGAACCGCTCTGCGATATTCTCAATCATTTCTTTTCTTTCATCCTTTGACATATATGTCACGCTCCTCTCTTTCCTCTGATTCTCTCAAGTTCTGCCTGTATGTCTTTTCCGGAATAATCTGCAAGCAGTTTCTCCGAAATGTGATAAGTCCATATTGATGACATCTGCACCGCTGTTCCGATAGGGAGTTTCCCTTGCTGCATCGCTATTCGGATGAATTGCGGTGATACATTCAATATGACTGCTGCCTCGGTTGGCAATATACGTCCGACTTCCATCCGTCTGACCTCCTGTTCTGACCTGCCTTGTCAATGTGTGGGCGGTCATCCCACACAGACGGGCGACTGCTGCCCGTTTCGGCTCTCAATAGTCGTCCTCAATCTGTTCGTCTGCCTCTGTGTAATATTCCCCGTCATATCCTTTTGACATGATTCTCTGATAGCATCTGTCACACACCAGTCTGAACGGGATTCCATGACAATCCTTTGTGAAATACATATCCTCACGATCAACCTCATGTTCGCACACCGGACATGTCCGAATGTCACGCTCCTCGAATCTGCATGACAACCCATTCTGTCTCCTCCGGCAATCCTCGACCGTTCCGTCTCGTCCTGTCATGAGTTGGTTTTTGCAGATGTCGCAATCATTTCCCTCGTTGAAATATTTCATTTCCTGCATCCTGTTTCCTCCTGTGGAGGCTCTCTCGGTCTGTTCATGACCTCGCCTCTGTTCCGGCTGAATTTACCGTGTTGTGTCTTTTCGCCTTAAAAAGTCACCGAAAACCTGTCATCCAACTATGAACCTTTTAGCAAGTTCACCCGCTGCCATGTTTCTCACGGTATTCCGACGCTGTCTTTCGGCTTGCCATCGTCAGAGCGTCGGTCGCCATCCGGACGCTGACGGGGCGACTGCTGCCCCGTTTCGGCTTTAATAATTCAATTCAATCGGTCTTTTCTTCTCGTCGATGCAATCCTCATAATCAAAATCAAACCATGTGTTCAAATTCAAATCGTGTCCGTCTTTTGCCAACTGTTCAAAATCCTTGTCCTCAAGTGGCTTGATGATGTATTTCCCTGTTTTGATGTCGATGTCCACCAGTTCAACGTATTCGATATGGTAATAACACCCGTTCGGTGTCTTTCTGTAACCACTCCGGTCTCTCACAGCCATTCTCTTGATGTCCTTTTTCTTTTCCGGCTGCGGGATGCTCTTGAGCATTGTTCTGATGCTTTTCACAAATTCTGCTTTTTCAAGATTGCTACTCATGTATAATGTCTCGATTGCTTTGTACTGTTCATCTGTTACGTTTCTACCTGCAAGGGATTCAAATTCGGATTTCATCATTGTTTTGTTCCTCCTGTTTTGTATCTTGTAGATACATCATAATATCTCGCAGATACTTTGTCAATACTTTTTTGTATCTTGAGGAAACTTTTTTATTGATTTTTGTCAGTTACCGTGATATGCTTGAGAAAAACAAGGGAGGTGAAACTATATGACGCAGAATGAGCGTGTCAAGGAAGTGCGAAAGACCCTCGGTCTTACACTTGAAAAATTCGGTGATAGGCTCGGAATCAAAAAGGCAGCGGTTTCTAAAATAGAAAAAGGTGAAAATTCTCTCACCGATGCAAATATAAAAGCGATCTGTCGTGAATTTAGTGTTGATTATATGTGGTTGACGACTGGGGAGGGAGAAATGTTCGTCGAGACCGACGATGACTTTTTTGAAAGAATCGACCGCATCATGGCGGGTGAAAATGAGACCCGCAAAAATATGATAAAAATGCTCTTGTATGCCTCGGATGATGACATCAAGGCATTTGACAGACTTGTTGATTATTACATTTCATTGAGAGAGGAGAAATGATGAAAAAAGCATCTGATTTATATTCTCTCACTCGTCGAGAGTTGATTTTGCTTGAAATGTTTAACATGCTTGATGACGAGGAACAGGTTCAGCGTTTGTGTAGTCTTTCCGGTTATTTGCTCGGACGCAAAATCTTGTCGGAGGACGATTCGATGAAATACCTGCGTGAAATAAAAAAAGACTGACAGTCTTTTTCAACTGCCAGTCTCATGGGTGTACAGATATAAAACGAATTTATATATCCTCTTGAGGACTTTTTCGCTTTGTATCTTACCGACTAACTCAATGATAGTCTCTTTGTAATGCAAGGGAACACCACCCCTTTCCGAAACACATCATATCACATATTTCCATGATTGTGGAAATATCGGAGTTCATTTCCATAATTGTGGAAATCGTCTCCTGTTCCCGCTCACGGAACATGTCATGTGATACAATTATTTGTATTCGGATTCAAACAGGTCGGTGATTTTGACCTCCAGTGCAATCGCTATCGTTTCGAGTTGAAACAATGTCGGTGACACCTTACCGTTTTCGATGTTGTTGAGCGTCGATTTTCCGATTCCGGATTTCTTCGCCAACTCCATCAACGTGAACCCTTTTGAGGTTCTCGTTTCCCATAACAAAACTTTCATCCTGCTCACCTCCTTTCGTAAGGAAAGTGTACAAGGTGACAGATTTGTCCAAAAGAATGGAGGTGTTTTGCATGAAATACGGTGTCAGAAAACCGAATGTCAAAAAGAGCATAAAGGCAAGGACTACCGGAAAAGTAAAGAGGCAGGTCAAAAAGGCTGTGAATCCTCTTTATGGTAAAAAGGGAATGGGGATTGTGAATGACCCGAAAAAGGCTGCTTATAATGCAGTGTATAGTCGAACGACCGTCGGGGTCTCTGATGTGATGAAAAGTGCATCATCCGGAAACGGACACACATCCGCATCCTATGACGCACCTGCTCCAGTGAAAAAGGAATATTCCGACCGGACATATAATGTCTGCGGAATTATCCTCATGGTTCTCGCTGTTGTGCTTGTGCTTTTGGGATTGCTCCTGCTGCTTGCTGTTCCTGTTGGCGGTGTTGCTGCCATCCTGTTGGGTGTCGGCTGTTTTGCCATCGGTCGCAAGTATCGGAAAATTGTGAAAGAACGCTCTGAAAAATAGATTTGCACATAAAAAGACGACCCGTGCTGCAACACGAATCGCCTTTGTGGAATCTCTTATCTCATGCCCTGCAAAAAGCATTTTGATAGAATCCGAATCCTGTTTCATTCTACCATAAAACCGTGCTTTTTGCACTGGTTTTATTTTTTATACTCTTTTTTAGGATGGTGATTGAATGAAACTACCGAACGGGTTCGGGTCGGTCTATAAATTATCCGGAAACCGACGAAATCCCTATGTAGCAAAAAAGACAAAAGGGTGGGAAATTGACCCTATAACCGGAAAATCAAAACAATTATATATAACCGTCGGATATTACCCGACACGCAAAGAGGCTCTCACTGCATTAGCGGAATACAATAAAGACCCCTTTGATTTACACCATGCAACTATTACTTTCGAGGAAGTATATGAGAATTGGTCGGAAATCCATTTTGAAAAAATTAAGGACACGAATGGTTATAAGGCTGCTTTTAACACATCGAAACCCCTGTGGAAAATGAGATTTGTTGACATCAAACTGGATCACCTGCAAAGTGTCGTCGATAACTCCGGCAAAAACACTCCCACACTTAAAACCTTGAAAATCCTGTGGGGTCTCATGTATGACTATGCTGTCATTCACGAGATTGTGTCTCAAGATAAAAGAGACATGGTCAGATATGTCGATATAAGCAAGGCGGGAAATCCGAACGCATACAACCGGAAACCTTTTTCAAAGAAAGAGATTTCTATTCTGTGGAAATGCAAGGATTCAAACATATATGTGACCGTCATCCTTATTATGATTTATTCCGGTGTCCGTATCGGGGAACTCCTCGACCTTGAGAAAAAGGACATCCATCTTGATGAACGATGGTTCTATGTGAAAGAATCCAAAACAGAGGCAGGAATCAGAGAAGTTCCCATTGCTGAAAAGATTGTACCATTCTTTGAATACTGGATGAACCGGAAATGTGACCATCTGATTTGTACACCCGACGACGAACCTTTTCAGTACCGGAATTATTATGATTCTTACTGGATTCCTCTGATGCTTGAGTTCGGTTTCGGGAAATTCGTCATTGATGAAACGAAAAGAGAACCTGTCTATGACGGACACCGCCCGCATGATACAAGACACACCTGCATCTCTCTCCTCACTGAAAAGGAAGTTGACGAGAGATTCATCAAGAAAATTGTCGGGCATAAAGGACAGGGTGTGACCGAAAACGTCTACACCCACATTGAACTCCCGACCAAACTTGAGGCAATCAATTTGATTTGATGGAGGGCAATGTCATGAACAGAACAGAATACAAAAATAATTTTTATAAAGAGCATTATGAACGAATAAACCTCGCAGTTCCTAAAGGAATGAAAGATATTATCCGGACGCTCGCAGCAGACAAGGGAATGTCTATCAACGCATACATTCAAGACCTTGTCAGAAAAGACCAGTGCGGAATGTTCGACACGATGCAGGTCGCAGAAAAGAACAGGGAAATGATTTCCGGAATCACCGGAAACATGCACGACGGATATGACATCATATTCAAGGACGGTCATTCCTGTCACTGCCGGACGAAAAAAGATGTCCGGTCATGTATCATTGAATACTGCAAAGAAAAGGGTGATTGAATCGCCCTTTTTTCATGCAAAAATGTGTCTTGCACAAGATTTCAAAAGTATTGCACAAGACACCTGTTTTCGTGTTAGTTACCTGTGTGTTACCTGTTAGTTACCGGAACATTTTCGTGTGTTTTGATGGTGTCTGATAGATTTTCAGAATATAAAGAAAACCCCGAAAATACTGGATTTTCGGGGTTTGTTGCTCTTTTTCGATATTCGGTTGAATTATCTCTTGGATAATTCCGACCCTTGAAAAATAAGGCTTTTCAAGGATTTTGTCAGTTACCCGTGTGTTACTCAAACTCCTCGGAGAGTTCTCCCGTTGTTTTATTATAACACACCCGCCCGGAACTTACACCTCAATGATGCGAACATGCTCCGGCTGACCGGACAGGAAAATTCCGTCGATAGTCTCAAGCATTTTCTTTCCCTCTACTGTGTGAATTGCCTTGATATAATACGACTGTCCTCTCACTGCACGTCCGCAGATGCTTTCGTTGCCCCATGATGCAGAACGACGGAGATTCAGAGCACCATCACAATCAACGATCGCTCTTGTGGTCTTTTCCGGATAGATTGTGTCAGAATCGGACACCTGTTCCTCTGTTTTTCTTTCATCGTCTCCGGATGTCTCCTGCCCTGCTGCATCGTCTCCATCGCCGGAGGTCTGCTGTCCGTTCTCCTGCTCGCTATTTGCCCCATTCTGCCCGTTTTCCGGTTCTACTGGTGCATTTCCTCCAGTGCCTCCGTTTTCGTCGTCTGTGGACGCTCCTGCGTCGCCCTGCTGCCCCTCT